GCGCGATTGTCCTCGGAGAGTGGAAAAGGCGCGACATACTGCGTCAGTCCACAGCGGTACGGCAGCGTCGGTGCCAACGGGTCGGCTGGCACGTTTGCCGCAGGCACCGCTGGTTCGGCTGGCACATATCCGGGTGCGCATAACGGGTTCACCTGCCCAGTTTCGATAGGTGCTGGGGCTGGTGGCGCTGGCGGAGCGCAGGGGTTTGCCGCTCGATTTGGTGGCAGAACTGTCAGTGTCAATAATTCTGGAACAGTCTTAGGGAGTACCGCGTAATGAAAGTACTTATACCTTTCACAGGTGGCATAAATTCTACTTATGCGATGCACAAGTGGCTCACAGAAACGGACCACGAAATCTACGCCAAATATGGTATCGACACATGGCTGCCGCAGGAAAAAACCGACCTTGAGGTCGAGCGCATAAACCTGTCAGTCGCGTGGCTGAAAGAAAATTGCCGAGATTTTAATTTTGAGATTCGAGATTTTCGCGACCCATACGTTGAAGACATTGTGCCCATCCGCGAAGGTTTTACAGAAGGGACGCTGGATCAAGGACGACTGCGGCGGCGCTACGAAGCGGCAGGTCAGTGGGCCATCGAGGTAAATGCAGATGGCGTGGTGATGGGCGTAAGCGTCGAAAATACCTCGATGGACTGCGGGTATAACGCCCTCCGAATTGAGATCGAAAAAACTGGCGTCGATATATATCTGCCAAGCCTTGGTTTTGACCCAGCCCCGACGGGTGCTGATTTTGATTGGGACGAAATTGCGGCACGAATGACGGGCCGATACGAGCAGTTTGAGGCGTTGCCTACCGCGTTGCAGCAGTTCATCCAGCGTTGCGATGCAACGGTCTGCACAGACCTGACCTGTTTGACGTGTGCGTACACGCGAGGCTACGAAAAGTTTGTCGCTGACGGAAAAACGGGTAGGGATTTTGACCGCCACTGCGCGGAAAAGGGCAGCTACGGCCCGTGGCGATCAGAGGCCGACCCGTCTGTATATCATTATCGCGGCGGCTGTTGCGACGAGTGCGGCCTGTTTAACTATTTGGCAGATGCCGCTGGTCGAGAGTGGCCCAGCGTGATCGATGCACGCAATCGTATCCAATGGCTGGCTGACAACGCCGTCGATATGACCGGCATCGAGACAGAAGAACAACTCGGAGATTTCTGTGGCAGAATGGGCAGGATCAATTTGGACCGGGGCGTTGACTCAGACGCAATGACCGGCGACGAGTACTGGGCCGCGATTCTTGAGGCGGCACTGCTGTGACGGCGCGCCCCTTCCTCGTTTTCCTGCTGGTCGTCATTTTGACGGCCTTTTTTGTGGGCAGCCCACACGCGCACGACCTGCCCTGTTTCAAACCGGAGCAGGCCGACTTGCTGCAACCGCGCGACACTTTGCGCGGCTACGGGTTGACGACCGAGGGATTGATCAAACTGTCTGTGACAGCCAGCGGCGCATTCCTGATTACGTTCAGCCCACCGCAATCTGACGGCATGGTCTGCTTGGTGTGGATGGGACAAGGCTGGGAGTTCGTAACGCCGCGTGGCGAGGAGGCTCGATTGCATGACTGATAATATCAAAACCACGGTGGATATCTCCAGCTTGTTCGTCGCCTGGGCCAGCTTGATCGATTGGCTACCTGCCTTGGCTGCGCTGTTGTCCATCGTCTGGACCGGCATTCGGATATATGAGTGGGCTAAGCACAAATGGAGTTAGACGCGCGCATGATCCTGACCGCGGCGGGTATGCTGGTATCCGTAGTAAGTGCAGCGGCTATCGTCCGCCAGAAATTGGCTACTGTCATCGATCAACTCGCCGATACAGAAAAGCGTTTACGCGGCTTAGATCGGCGCATTGATGCGCTGGATACGAGCGCGGAAAAAACGGAGCAGCGCCTGAATATCCTCGCCCAGATGTCAGCGCCGGAACTTTTGAGACGCGATCATATGGCCGCTGCTGTGATGCAAACGGATATCGCGTATCTGAAAGCTGAGACTGCGTCGCTGCGCAAACTCCATAACGGCGTACATATTCCTGTGCCAAACGAAAGGGTTGGAAAATGATTGGATTGGTAAGCGCCGTCCTCCCCGCGGTCACCGACATCGTCGGCAGGTTCCTGCCGGAAGATGCGGAGGAGCGTGCGAAGGCAGAACGTGCAATCAAGGCAAGCCTGACGGAACACCTCGCCAAGGTCGATCTCGCGCAAATAGACGTCAATAAGGAAGAAGCTAAAGGCAACTGGTTTCAATCATCCTGGCGACCGCTCACAGGCTGGACCTGCGCTGCGTCACTGGCGTGGACGTATCTGCTCCAGCCGATGGCGTCGTTCGTGCTGGCGC